ATTGCTAGTGGAAATATTAATGGAGCCGTTGGTCAAGATGGGCGTTATAACGCTGGCATCTCGATTAAGCGGAACTAAACTTAATTTAATTGGAGCTTTATCATAATGGCGAATTTAAACGCACCATTCGGCTTTTCAGCCGTGATTTATGGTACAAGTGGCGTTAACAACCAACAACAACGTGTTTACTATGTTCCATCGACTGATACCTCTGCGTATTATATCGGTGACACAGTTTACACAGTTGACGGTGGCGACGCTAACGGTACTCCCGCAGTTGCAAAATGTGCGTCTGGTCAAACACCTCGTGGTGTTGTAACTGGCGTATTGATTGCTAACCCAAATAACCCTTCTATTCAGGGTACCAACATTGACTTGACGACTACTAGCGTTCCTGCTTCTAAGTCACAAGCCTACTACCTGCTCGTTAACGATGACCCAGACCAAGTCTATTGCATCCAAGGCGACGGTACTACTTTTGCAACAACTGATGTAAACAAGAATGCATCCTACACTGTAGCTGCTCCTTCTATTTCAAATCAGATGTCCGCAACTGTGTTGACCGGTACCACCACATCTTCTACTGCAGTATTGAAGATTGTTGGAATTGAACCAATCCCAGGTAACATCTTGGGGCCTTATGTACGTTTCTTTGTATTGTTCAACAATGCAGAGATGTTACGTCCATCTGCTGGCATTTAATTAGGAGAATAAATAATGGCTGGTATTATTACAACTGGTTCGTTTCCAAAAGCACTGTGGCCTGGTATTAAGGCTTGGTGGGGTCGTTCATACAATGAACATCCTATCGAATACACAGACTTGTTCGATACAACCACATCTGACAAAAACTACGAAGAGTACGTCCAAGCTACTGGCTTCGGTCTTGCTCCACAAAAACCACAAGGTCAAGGCGTTGTTTACGACTCTGAGACTCAAGGTTTTGTAACTCGTTTAACCAACGTTGCATACGGCTTGGGCTACATCGTTACTCAAGAAGAACTTGCTGACAACCTCTATGAAGTTGTTTCCAAGCGTCGTGCTGCTGCTAACGCTTTCTCTATGCGTCAAACCAAAGAGAACGTTGCTGCTAACGTATACAACAACGCTTTCTCCAACAGCTATGCTGGTGGCGACGGTGTATCACTCTTGAATGCTTCACACCCAAATACTTCCGGTGGCACATTCAGCAACTTGTTAACTACTGCAGCTAACTTGTCTGAAGCAGCTATCGAGAACTTGATTATTCAACAGATGCTCGCATTGAATGACCGTGGACTCCGCATCAACTTGATGCCACGCTCCATCATCGTTCACCCAAGCAACTGGTTTGAAGCTAATCGTATTTTGAAATCTGTATATTCATACAACACCGGTGCTAATCCTCCTGGTACTGCAAGTAACGCTGTAAACGTATTACACGCTACTAACGCATTGCCTGAAGGTATCAAGATGAACCATTACCTGACAAGCACCAAGGCATTCTTTATTCGTGCCAACGTGCCAATGAACACAGGTATGATTCACCAAGAGCGTCAAGCTATTACTTTCGACCAAGACAATGATTTCGATACGATGAACGCTAAGGCTAAATCGTACGAGCGTTATGCCTTCGGTTGGGGTGACCCACGTGCCTTGTGGGGTACTCCAGGAGTTTAATACTCTTCACGTGAGTAGACTCCCCCTAGTTTCCCAAAAGGTTTCTAGGGGGTTTTTTCTCTAACTTAAAGGAAAAAATTATGCCTAACAAAAAACTTCGTGAAGGCCAATCAATTGGAATGGGTGTCAAAGCTCCAGTTCAAAAGCCTACTAAAGATAAGGTAAAGAATCCAAAGCAACCAACCAAGGCTAAACAACCTAAGGGCGGTTACTAATTATGGCTAAGTCAATTACACCGTTACAGATTCTTAATGACGGGTATCGTAACGCAACCCTTAAAATTGATGGCTACGTATCGGGTGAAGATTACACAAGCTATACGGTTCTTGACCCAAGCACATTGAGTCAAATTGATGCTCAAGGAACAATTCCAAGTAAAGTACGTATTAAACGTATTAACTTTGATATTGAAGACGGCATTCAAGTTGATTTAATTTGGGATGGTGCAACTCCAACTAGTTTGTGGCGTTTAACAGGTCGTGGCGAAATCAAAGCAGGCCCATTTGGTGGTATTACCGATAATGCAGTAACACCTACTGGTAAAATTCTGTTGACTACTATTGGCGGTGGAACTACTACCATTAGCACATCGTTTACCATTATTTTAGAAATTATCAAAGATTAATATGCAAGTAGCAAACGTTAACGCTAAAGAGATAGAATTAACCGCTACCATAATCCGTGCAGACGGAACTAAGGTAGAGTTAGGCGTTATCGACTACTGGCACAAAAACCCAATCAACCGTTTTATATGGAGAATTAAAAAATGGCTACGCTCCTCGTAAACACCGGTAAAGCGATTGTTACCAACTACCTAAACGGTGGTGCAGCTACTCAGCCTAAGTATGTGGCTTGGGGTACAGGTGCAGGTACAACGTCAGCTAGTGATACAACTTTATTTACTGAAGTAACACCACGTGTTAGTGGTACTACTTCACAAGTAACAACTTCTACAACTAACGACACTTTCCAAGTTGTTGGTACTCAGACCGCAGGTACTTCTGAGACTATCACCAATGCTGGTTTGTTTGATGCTTCTACATCGGGTAACTTGTTTGTTAAAGGCGACTTTACAGGCGTTCCCCTCAATAGTGGCGATTCAATTCAGTTTACTTTCAAAGTTCAATTTAGTTAAGGAATAACATGGCGCTCGTAGTTTATGACCGAATACAGCAAACTGGCACTGCTAATACAACTGTTAGCTTTACTCTGTCGGCAACTACAACGGGCTATCAATCGTTTGCGGTAGTAGGTAATGGAAACACTACCTATTACTCAGCAAATGACGGAACAAACTGGGAGGTCGGTATTGGAACTTATTCCACTACTGGCCCAACCCTTACACGAACAACCATACTGTCTTCAAGCAATAGCGGAAGTGCAGTAACATTTACTGGCACCGTAACCGTATTCTGTGATTACCCAGCAGGTAAAGCAGTCATTCAAGACGCTAACGGTAACGTAGCAATAACCTACAATACTGCAAGTTCAGGCTCAATTGGGTCTTTAAACGTCGGTGGTTCAATCAACGGTGCAAGTGATACTGGAATTATTCAAAGTTTAGTAGGCACAGCAGACACATACGTTTTTACAGCATTACAAAACAAAAACACTGGAGCAACTGCCAATACTTCTTATTCTTCTTACGCTTTATACAACAACACAGGTTCTGTATATGGCGAAATAGGAATGAATAGTAATAACTATAGTTATTCTGCAGCAGGTTTTCCAAATAACTCATTATCTCTTCCAAATGCAACATTTATGGAATCTGGTAGTGGTTCAGACCTTGTATTGGCTACATATGGCTCAAATGCAATCCACTTTTTAATAAATGGAACATCGTCTACTGCAGATGCTATGACGATTGATACTTCAGGTAATGTGACAACACCTAATGTACTGACAGGTGCGGAAGTAGTAGCCTCTAACGGTCTTCATGTAAATAGTAATAGCGTATCTGCAAGTTATTCTATTCCTTCAGGTTCTTCAGCGATGTCTGTTGGGCCTATGACAGTAGCAGCAGGTAAATCAGTTACCGTACCATCTGGAAGCCGTTGGGTAGTTCTTTAATATGTTTGGGAAGCAATCCTTCTCATCAGCTTCTTATGCTGGAACCGGTAATAAAACCGTCAACCAAGCGTTAACTTATTTATCTACAAGCACTGTAAGTATTATTAAGCAGTTACGGAGGGCGTTGTCGGTAACAAGCACATCAGCAGTAACCCTAATAAAGTCCTTATTGCGAACATTAAGCTATACCTCAACATCCACCTCAACAATTATCAAATCCCTGTTGAGGACTTTGAGCGTAAGCAGCACTTCTGCAGTAAGCATTATTAAAGCCATCGTCAAGAGCATGGGAACCGTCATTGAGACGGAAACCGTGGTTATTCTTGAGAAAGCATCCCATTTCTTAACATTGGCTATTACCAGTGTTAGCACTAGCTCTATTGCTAGGGTAGTCAGCCGATTCCTGACATTGTCCTATACATCTACTTCTAGCTCATCTATTATCAAGTCCTTATTGCGTACATTAAGCGTTTTAAGCACCTCTACGGCTTCAATTGTCCGTTTGATAGGCAAGACCATATCCTATGCCTCTACAAGCTCTGTAACGCTCGTTAAATCCATTTTAAAGACCCTGAGCTACCTAAGTACTAGCACGGTCACAATCGCCCGTTATACAGCCCGTTACTTGACCCTATCCTATTTGTCTAGTAGTACAAGCACCATACTCAAGAGCATTACCAAGTCCCTATCCTACCTGAGCACTTCTGTCGCAAGTATTGTCAAATTACCAATCAAACTTATGGCAGTAACAAGCACTAGTGTTGTATCCATACAACGTGCTATAGGGAAAATAATGAGTACGGTAGTGGAGCATACGCTTGTCGTCTTGACTGAGATTGGACTTCATCTAGTCGCCCTTTCATATTCTGTGGTTTCAACGATAAGTATTGGACGGGCAATTACTAAAACCATTAATGTGCTGTCGACATCAGTTGCCACAATTCTAAAGTCCATACCTAAGACTTTATCCTACTTGTCCACTTCTGTGTCATCTATCATACGATACATAGGGAAAACCCTAAGTTATGCAGTCACAGAGTCAGTTAGCCTGGCGTTACACAACACCATTTCAAGAATTTTGTCAGTGGTATCCCCATCTACTGTAATTCTTGCAAAGGCTTACGCCAAACTATTTGTGATTCTATCTAACTCAGTATTGACATTAAATAAACAAATGTATAAGGTTTTCTCGGTAATTTCGGCTACAATATCTACATTATTGGCTGCTGTATTCCCCGTTTTAGGGGCGGTAGTAAGATATACCTTTAGAGCAGACTTTAGAGACAGATTAATTGGGCTTTATAAAGAACGTTTAGCAGAAGCAAACCTTCGTGACCGACTGCAAAAACTTTATAAAATCCGCACAGCATTGGTAAACCAAATTAACAATAAGGTCTCAAAATGAGCCAATTTTCATACAAACTCACTACAGAATCAGAGTTATTCTCTTTTGACTTTAACCCCGTATTAGGTACTGGTGAGACACTAAGCACGGCTACTTGTACTGCTATTACGCTACAAGGCACCGACCCATCTCCCTCAAGCATCCTTTCAGGCACCCCTGTAATTAGCTTGGGTAAAGCGACCCAAAGGGTTACCGGAGGTGTGGCAGACAATACCTACCGCCTAATTATGACCTGTACCACTAGTGCAAGTAATACCTACACCTGTACTGGCGACATCCCTGTTTACGACCCTTCTGAGCAGAACTAATGGAATTAGCTACGCTGGACACGCCGACTAAAGTATGCCGTTCATGTGGCATAGACAAACAATTGTCTGAATTTTCAAAAGAAAAAAAGAAAAAAGACGGTCTAAAAATATATTGCAAACCTTGCGAAAGGGCAAGATTTAAACTGTGGCGGGAGGCTAATATTGAAGAAATATTGCTTAAAGACCGCATAAAACATTACATCCGCAAGTACGGTTTGTCTAAAGAAAAGGCACTAGAGCTAGTTCAAGACCGTAATGGAACTTGCGAAATATGCCAAGACCACAAACCCTTGGTCGTAGACCACCACCATGAAACAGGTGCTGTTAGGGGTATGATTTGCTCTGCTTGTAACAGTATGTTGGGATATTCAAGGGAAAACCCTGATTTTTTAATGTCCTGCATTAAGTATTTGGAGAAATACCATGGGTCACGCTGATTTCCTTAGAAAAGGCGATTGGAACGCTATCTGTGATAGATGTGGCTTCAAATTCAAATTTTCACAATTGAAACTTGAATGGGATGGGTTATATGTATGTACAGCAAACGGGTGCTTTGAAAACCGTCAACCCCAAGATTACGTCAAGGGCGTTAGGGACGATATGTCAGTCCCAGTGTCTAGACCAGATGGCCCACCTGTATATATTCAAGATGAAACAGTTACAGAAATAGCTGTAATTACCTTGAGTTTTATCAAATCTTTGTTTAGAATATTAACAGTTAGTGTAACATCGGTATGTTCTATAATTCCGATTAAGTATCCAAAAACAACGAATACAAGCGTGGTTAATGGATTTGCACTAAATACCACCACACTAGGGTAATAATGGCTATACTTTTTACCAACAACGCAACAACCAACTTAGCATCTAGTATTACTAGTGGTGCTACTTCACTTACTGTACTTACAGGTACTGGTTCATTATTTCCAAATCCTACTGCTCCAGATTACTTCATTATTACCTTAATTGGTATTAGTGGAAGCCCAATTGAAATTGTTAAGTGTACTGCCCGAAGCGGTGATACATTAACTATTGTTCGTGCTCAAGAAGGCACGACAGCATCTGCGTTTACTGGCGGTGACCAAGTACAATTACGCATCACTGCAGGCGTAATGAACAGTGCGGCACAAGCTGGTTTGGCAAGCGGTGGGTTAACAGAAAACACCCAAAATATCTCAACTAGCTATACAATTAGCACCAATAGAAATGCACTATCAGTTGGGCCTATCACAGTTGCTAGTGGACAAGCTGTCACAGTCCCATCAGGCAGTCGTTGGGTAATACTTTAAGGATAATCAATGAGTTCAATCATTTTAAATGGTGATACAAGCGGTTCAGTCACCGTAACCGTTCCAGCCGTTGCTGGTACTAACTCCGTTACGCTTCCTGCTGCTGCGGGTACTGTAATGGTTAGCGGTAATATGCCAGCATTTAGTGCTTATCAAAGTTCAGCACAAAGCATTTCAAATTCAACATCTACAAAAATTCAATTTCAAACTAAAGAATTTGATACTGCTAATTGTTTTGACAACACAACTAATTATCGTTTTACGCCAACTGTAGCTGGTTATTACCAAGTTTCTGCCGCCATGCTTATTAGTTCTCCTACAGGTTTTGCCGATGGTAGATATGCTTTATTAAGCATTTATAAAAATGGCACAGAATTTAAAAGATTAAATATGCCAAATACTGATGTTTATTCTGTAGGTGGTTCTGCTTTAGTTTATTTTAATGGTTCAACAGACTATGTTGAAATGTACACAAATTTTAATGCAGCATCAAGTCCAACAAATTTAGCGGCTGGTAATTATGCTACATATTTTCAAGCAGTAATGGTAAGGGCGGCTTAATATGACACTATTTGACAAAATCATGGCTCTATATCCTAGCCTTACACAACAGGATTTCTTGACTGTAATTACACTACAAAATGATTCTAATGGTGCTGGAGACTATATCAAGGCTTGGAATCATCCAACTTTAGTTAAGCCCACGCAGGAGCAATTAGATGCCATTAAGTAAAGAAATGCTTAATGAGTTGTTTGAATATCGTGATGGAGAAATCTATTACAAGGTAAGTCGTAGCCGTAATAAAGCTGGTTCAAAAGCTGGAACTTATAGACCGCATGACAACGCCTACCAAGTAATTATTAATGGCAAACATTACCTTACTCATCGCATTGTATTTATGATGCATCACGGTTATTTACCACAGTTTGTAGACCATATTGACCGCAATCGTTCTAATAACAAGATTGAAAACTTGCGTGAAGCTAGTCTTGAACAAAATGCCCAAAATGCAAAAGTTCGCAAAGATGCTACAAGCGGTGTAAAAGGCGTTAGTTGGAGTAAAGTTGATAAAGTATGGCGTGTCCGTGTTCAAGCCAACGGCAAGCGTAAAGATTTTGGTGGCTTTAAAGACCTTGAATTAGCGGAGTTAGTTGCTATGGAAGCACGACACAAATATCACGGCAACTATGCCAATAACGGATTAGGAGTTAAATAATGTCAAGCAAAATAATCGCTGGAACGACTAGCGGAACAGCTTTAAATATGTCCGCAGATACTAGCGGAGTATTAGAAATTCAAACTGGTTCAGGTCCTACTACTGCTGTTTATGCTGATGCTTCTCAAAATGTGGGAATTGGTACAACAACGCCTGATAATAAATTATTAGTAAATGGTAGTTTAGGCGTATTAAATGACAATTTGCAATTTAGAAGAACTGGTCAAACTACTTGGAACATGACCAATGTATCAAGTAATTTGTATTTCAATAATGGTTCAGATAGAGTTATTATTGATTCAAGTGGAAATTTATTGGTAGGAATGTCATCTTCTATTGGAGCAGGAGTAAACTCTAATACTAACTTTATTGTTGGAAATTCAGGTTCTTATTGGAAAACAACAAATTTTTCAGCTACTTATTATTTTAATTACAATGGTTCAGATAAAGCAACAATTAATGGTTCAACAGGTGCATATACAGCCCTTTCCGATGCCAATAAAAAGAAAGATTTTGAACCATCTACATTAGGTTTAGATGCTGTTATGGCATTAAAACCTACATTGTTTAGAATGATTGATGACGAAGAATCCGCAGAAAAACAATTAGGATTCTTGGCTCAAGATGTTCAATCTGTAATTCCACAAGCTTATACAGAGCAAGATGCCCCTGATGGTAAATTTATTGGTTTGCAAGACCGACCAATTATTGCTGTTTTGACAAAAGCTATTCAAGAACTAAACGCCAAAGTAACTGCTTTAGAAGCACAATTAGGAGCTAAATAATGTCTATTATCATTGACGGCACAGGCAGTATTTCAGGCGTTAGTTCTACTGGTTTAACTACTGCACAAACAGTTACACAATCTGCTATTGCTACTGGTGTAGCTGGTACAGGCCCTACTTTTAGTGCTTATGCAAATGCAGTAACTAGTGTTCCAAATAGTTCTGCCACAGTAGTTCAATATCAAGTAAAAGCATGGGATACAGCTACTTGTTTCAATAATACAAGCGGTACTGTAAGTTTAAATGGTATTTCTGTTCCTGCATGGTCTTTTGCGCCAAATGTGGCTGGATATTACCAAATTAATGCTGGTATTCAATCGCAAGTTGGCGCATTAAAAACATTAGAAATTTATTTAAATAAAAATGGCGGTGTTTATTCTTATGGAAATTTTACTGTAGGCGACCCAAATGGATATTGCCAATCTTGTGTAAGCAATATAATTTATTTTAACGGAACTAGTGATTCTATTAACATTAGTGCTTGGCAAGCAAGTGGCTCAACAGTAAATGTAAGTTCTGGGCAAGGTCAAACTTGGTTTAGCGCAGCTTTAGTTAGGAGTGCGTAATGTCTTTATACGATAAAATTATGTCAATTTATCCAACACTAAAATTAGAAGATTTTTCTCCAATGAACAAAATAATTTTTCTTTGTGACAATAGTGATGAAAAAGGTGAATTTATTAAAGAATGGAATCATCCTACATTAGCCAAACCAACACCAGAGCAATTAGCATGAAATCAATAGCATTAGGACTAACTCAAGCTGAAGTAACAGCCCTTTTAGGATAATATGACCGCAGCCTATACACAATCTCGTAATGCCGTAATCAATGGTGCCTTGCGTGTATTAGGCGTTATTGGTGCTGGCGATACTCCTACAGACGACGACTACAATAACTGTTCTCAAGCCCTAAACCTGTACATCAAACAGTTACAGACCAAGGGTATGCCATTATGGAAAGTAGAAGACCTACAAGTTCCAATGGTAATTGGACAGAATACTTATACTTTAGGCCCAACAGGAAATGTAGTCACAACTCGTCCTTTGCGTGTAGTTATGGCGTTTATTCGTAACCCACAGAACCAGGATACCACCTTAATGGTTATCTCCCGTCAAGAGTATATGCAACAAGGTTACAAGCCTTCACAAGGCATTCCTAACCAAGTCTACTATGACCCACAGTTAGGCAATGGAGTGTTATATGTTTACGACACCCCATCAGCTACGGGTTACACCATTCACCTACAGGTACAGATGCCGGTAGATGATGTACTTAATCCTAACGATATTCCTGACTTTCCTTCTGAGTGGTTTAATTGTTTAAAGTTTGGATTGGCAGACCAGCTATCCCTTGAGTATGGAGTTCCTGCCCAAGTGCGTGCTGAATTAGCTCAACGTGCTGCTAAACTAGAAGAAGTAATGACTGATTGGAGTCAAGAAGAAGCTAGTACCGCATTCCAACCTTCTAACCGTTTTTATAGCTAATTATGGCAATCAGCCGTGTCCCAATGGGGCATAACATTGGAAGTCGTGACGGCACCTTAAACAAAGATAGTAAGGTTGGCAACGCTATTATCGAAGTTGAGAAAAAAGAATCAACTGCAATTGTCAAACGCCCAGGTCTACTAACTTATCAGACTCCCCCTACTACAGGTGCTGGTTTAGGTATTTTTGCAGCAGGTTCACATTTACTTAGCATTGTTAACGGAACCTTTTATGACAATAACGTTGCCAAAGGTACGGTAGATGCTAGTGATGAATACGATTGGATTTATTCAGTAGACGGCACTCAGGTCTTTTTTAAGAATGAGTATCATGGATATGTCTATATCATTGCTACGGGCACCATTTTAGACCTTCAGGGCACCATTACGACGCAAAGTGGTACCACTGCATCAGGTAGTCCCGTAGTAACATTAAGTTCATCTAATCCTGCAATTCAGATTGGACAAATTGTGACTGGCACGGGTATTCCGTCTGGCACGTATGTTTTAACTATATTTGGAACCGCCTTAACTTTAAGTCAAAATGCTACAGCTACTGGAAGCACTACTCTTACCTTTACTACCTCTTATCCTGGCAATACTGTATCAGGTGCTGTATTCGTAGACGGGTATTATGTTGTGGGTACTCCGTCTGGGTTGTTATACAACTCTAACGTAGAAGACCCAACTACATGGCAGGCCATCAATTATGTTGGTGTGGTATCTGATGCTGACCCTTTAATTGCTATTGGTCGGACAATTAACTACATTGTTACCTTTGGCTCCCATCATATTGAGTTCTTTTATGATGCAGGAGTTTCACCAGGCAGCCCATTCTTACCATACCAAAATGCTGTAATTCAGTTTGGTGCCGCCGCAGAAGACTCTTTAGTACAGATGGACAATACTCTAGTTTGGATGTCTAGTGCTAAACAAAAGGGCTACCAAGTAATGGCTATGGCTGGTCAGACTCCACAGGTCATCTCCAACCAATA